ATTGAGAATTCGAAGAAGATTTTTGGAGTAAATTCTGAAGTTTTAGCAGGAGCATTAGCAAACATAGACAAAAGTAGATTAACATTAAGCGAGACAAAAGCACTATTAGAAAAGTTTTTGAAAAAGGAGGTTAGATAGAAATGGCAGGTGGAACTTGGTCTCCAACGGATAAACCAATATTACCGGGATTATATCTAAACTTTAAGGCACAGGCGCTAAGCACTATTCAACCTGGTTCTCGTGGCACTGTAGGAATAGTCGTGAGGGCGCACTGGGGTAAAGAAAAAGATATAGTTGAGATAACAAGTGAAAGTGATTTAATAGAGAACTTTACAAACGATATAACAGGAGGAGCTAACGCATATAAATTAATAAGATTAGTTCTTCTGGGAGGGGCGAAAAAGGTATTAGCTTATAGATTAGTAAGCTCTGCTGGAGCACAAGCGAGCGTGACACTTAAAGATACAGCTGACGCTAATATGATAACATTGAAAGCAAAATATAAAGGCGAGAGAGGAAATAATTTTAAAGTCACAGTATCGACTAATTTAATCGATAACAATAAGAAAGATATAGCACTTTACGAAGGGGCAACACTCTTAAAAACTTTTACGGTCGGTTCAGGAGCAGATAATATCGTAAACACAATAAACAGTGATAGCACTAACGAGTGGATCGTAGCAGAGAAGGTTGCAGATGGGAATGGAACTTTGGCGAACGTGAGTGGAGCAACATTTGCAGGAGGTAATTCTGGAATAACGGGAATAACAAATGCAGATTATGCAGAAGCATTTAGCAAATTCGAGACGCAAGACTTCAATCTTTTTGTTCTTGATGGAGTAAGTGATAGCGCTCTTCAAGCATCTCTGAAATCATGGGTAGAGAGATTGAGGAGTGAGGGGAAAGGAATAATCGCAGTAGTGGGTGGTAGTGCAAGCGACGATAAAGCAAGCGATGCAGTCGCACGAGCAATCGCAAGAAGCACTGCACTAAACAGCGAAGGTATAGTAAACGTCGGTGTTGGGGCTTATGAAGGCACAACAGAATACAGTTCTGCAGAAATAGCTTGCTGGGTCGCTGGATTGATAGCAGGACAAAGATTGTCTGAGGCTACAACTTACTCGGTCGCTCCATTTAGCGATGTAAATAGAAGGTGGACAAAATCAGAGATGGAGCAAGCTATAGAGGGAGGAGTATTCTTGCTATATCACGACGGCGAGAAGGTAAAGGTGCTTAAAGGGATAAATACATTAGTATCTCTTAAGCAAGGACAAAATAACGCCTGGAAGAAGATAAGAACAATAAGAGTAATGGATGCAATAAATAACGATTTACTGAGGACAGCAGAAGAGGCATATATAGGGAAAATAAACAACACAGCAGAGGGCAGAAATTCGCTGATTGGAGCTTGTAGGGAATACATGAGACAATTGGCACTTGGTGGTGTAATTGAGAGAGATGGATGGAATGTTTATTTAGACCCCGACTTCCCTAATCCAGAACCCGACGAGGTTTATATCAAGTGGGAAGCACGTTTAACCGATGTGATGGAGAAAATATTTGGAACCTTTATCGTCAAGTAGGAGGTGAAAGATAATGGCAAATATAGAAGAATACGAAATTTTGAATGGAACATATGGAGAGGTGTATATCGATGGAGAATACTATGGGAACTTTAACGAAATTGAGGTGAAAATAGCGAATAGATATGGTGAAGTAATACTTCCTGGGCAACGACAAGTTAAACATAAGCTACTGACTTACGAGGCAACAGGAACATTAAGGGGCTTCAGCGTTGGAGTGGGTCCTGTAGATAGCTTTGTAATCGCAGATGATAATACCCCTCCAGTCCTAACAATTGAAGCATATATAAAAGACCCTGAAGGAATAGAGAAAAAGAAAAGATTTAATAACGTCAAGCCCACTAATTTTACCCTCATGGCGTTTAAAACTGGAGAACTTGTTCCTGAGGAATGGGAGTTCTTCATTGACGGGCCGATTGAGGATATAGAGTAAGGGGGTAAATCATGAGTGATGAGAAACAAGTAGTTAACAATGAAGAAGAGGTTTTAAGAAAACTTATTCAAGCTAAGAATGAAATTCCAAAACGGAAGGTTTTCTTAAAACGGCTCGGAGTAGAAATAACGTTGAGGGCACTAAAGAGTGCAGAGATATTTTATGCGAGGGAAAGGAGCACGATAAGACTCAAAAACGGACAAGAGAGATTTGATAATGAAAAGTTTTATTGTTTAATCGTTGCACAAGCTATCGAAAGCCCAAACCTAAAAGATAAAAAACTTTTAGAAGCATACAATGCAATAACCCCGGAAGAGGTAGTAAAAGAGCTCTTTCTCTCTGGGGAACTGATACAGCTTGCTGATATCGTGCTGGATATCTCGGGGTATAACGAGGAGATTGAAGACATAAAAAACTTATAAGGAGAGGGGGGTTGAGTTATGCTTTATATCTTTTATTTAGGTGGCATAACCTACTCCCTTCTCAATTTTTCACTTTGTCATTGGGCGAGCAAAAGTTTATTTTGGCTTCTCTTGAGATTGAAGTAGAGGAGAAGAAAAAAGAGAATGGCAAATGATTTTACAAATATAGATATTATCATAGATGTAAAAGGCTCTGAGGAAAGTGCAGAGAGGATAAGGCAATTAAATGAACTTGTTAATAATCTTAACAATACAATTAAGAGGTTAAAGGGTTCAGAAGCAAGAGTAAACGCAAACTTAGAAGACAAAATAACCCCCAAAACCGAGAGAATTAAAGGCAAGCTCTTAGATCTCACTCGAAGATCTTTTGATGTAGTCTTGAATGTAAAAGACAAAGTAAGCGGAGTAATATCATCTATAAAATCAAAGATTTCATCAGTATTCTCACTACTCGCATCCCCGCTTGGTTTTATCGGAATGGGAGCATTCGCAGGTGGGGCAGGGGCGATGGTAAAGGCCTCTCTTGATGTAGCAGGGGAGGCGGAACAAGCACAAATTGCTTTTAACACAATGCTTAGAAGCGAGAAAGAGGCTGGAAGATTTTTACAGGAGTTAGAAAAGTTTTCTATAGAAACCCCTTTTGAACTTCCGCAACTTCGTGAAGCATCAAGGCGACTTCTTGCTTACGGATATTCGGCGAAAGAAATTATGCCGATTTTGAAAGCAGTAGGTGATGCATCGGCGGGACTTGGATTAGGGGCAGAAGGAATAGACAGAATAACGCTTGCAATAGGTCAAATAAGGGCGAAGGCGAAACTTTCTGGGGAGGAAATGAGGCAACTTGCAGAGGCAGGAGTTCCGGCCTGGAGTTATATTGCAAAGGCTCTCGGAGTTTCTACACAACAAGCAATGAAGATGGCTGAAAAAGGTTTAATTCCGGCGGAGAAGGCGATTGATGCTATACTCGCAGGAATGAAGCAAGACTTCGGGGGACTGATGGAAAAGCAAGCAAGGACATTGCAGGGATTGCTATCAACGTTGAGAGACTTTGCAAGAATAAAAATATTCGGGGCATTTGGCGAGGGATTGAGGCAAGGACTTATGCCGCTCTTGACTAAAACGGTTGACTTGCTTACTAAAAACGAGGGCAAAGCCAAGAAACTTTCTGATGCTTTCACAAAGATAGGAAAAACGATAGGAGACTTTGTAAGCAGAAATGTAGAGAAGGTCTTAAATCTCATAACAGAGATAACAGAGAAAGGTAAAAGTATAGGAGATGTAGTAGTAGAAATAATTGAGAAGATGTTAGACGGCATAAATAAAGTTCTTGGAAGTTCTAAAATGAAAGAAATAATGACAAAAGTTGGGACAGCATTAGGAAAAGTATGGGCAACTGCTTTATTCTCGGCTTTTAAATCATCAATATCGGAACTTCTAAAAGGAAACATATTAGGAAGTTTATTCTCAATGGCAGTATTCTCGTCAATCGGCGGAAATATAGTATTGAACAAGCTTGGAGGATTAGCGGTAGCTGGAATACCCAAACTGATATCTAAAATCGGGGCAGAAAAGTTTATTGGAGCATCGACAAAGATAGCGATACCCTTAAAAGTCGGGGTTGATATCTTCAGGGTTGCAACGAGTAAAGATAAAGGTAGAACAATAACGAAGGTAGCTGGAGAATGGGCGGGTGCAATAGGCGGTGCTAAAATCGGGGCAATGATCGGAAGTGTAGTGGCTCCGGGAATAGGAACCGCAGTAGGAGGAGCAGTTGGAGGAATAATAGGAACAATAATAGGTGGCGGTCTTTTTGGGAAGATATACGACTTTTTTAAGAAAATAAAATGGTCTGATGTAGGAAACACAATAAAAGACGGATTAATTAAGATTAAAGATAATATTCCTTATTGGATTGGATATCTTGCTGGAGCATTCTTGCAAGGATTAGGGAATTTGGGGAATAGTGCATGGGAGAAAATAAAAGATATTGGAAGTGGATTAAAAAAGGCTTTTGTAGATAGTGTCACAGCTATAAAAGATTTTCTAATAGACCCCTGGGGGAATCTCGAGGATATATTAAATGGGTTGAAGGATTTTGGATTAAAATTGATAAGTGCGGTAATAGACGGGCTCTGGAGTGGGATTAAAGATTTCTGGAATACTCTAACGAAATTTAAAGATAGCATAAAAGACTTCTTCAGTGGGGCATGGTTGAGGGTCGAAAAAGGATTTAGGGAGGGAATGGGACAAAAGACGACACCTAACGCCCCCAAATCTCGCACGGTGACGGCATATGCATCAGGTGGAATAATAAATAGACCCGTGCTAGGATTAATCGGAGAAAAGGGCCCCGAAGTAATCATTCCTCTTCAGGACAAAAGCAGGGCATTTGAGCTCTGGAATTATACAGGGCAACTCCTCGGGGTAAAAAAATTTTCAACAGGTGGAATTATAGGTAATGTCTCAATTAAACCTGACGCGAGTAAGAGTGTAAATTACTCTGTAAATATTAACAATGTAGAAGTGAATATAAGTCAAAGCGGAAACGATATTGATATTGACACATTATCAATCGTAATAAGTAAGAAATTATCTCAGCAAATCAGAAAGGCATTGGAGAATAGGGCATGAGATATGATTTTGTGATAAAGGAAACAAAGAGCGAGGGGAAAGAGCTATGGCTTCCAGTAAGCCCCTCGGAGGTCACAGTCAAAACTGGGAAGGGCTTGGAGACTGTAAATCTTCTAAAAAGCGGAGAATATGCATATGGAATAGGAGCAACGCTAAAAGAAATAAGTTTTTCAAGCTTCTTCCCTAAACATTATGACAGCACTTATTGCAATTATACTGATATTCCAGACCCAGAGGAGGCTGTAAACCAAATTGAGATATGGACAGAGAATAATGACCCTATAAGGCTTATTATTACTAAGCTGGTCAACGATATATTCTTGATAACCGAATTCGAGTATAAATTAGTAGGTGGAACTCCAGGAGATATCGAATATACCATTTCGTTTAAACGTTATAAAGAGATTTCAGTCAAAGAAATTAAAAAGGTGTCTACAACAAATACAAGTACGACTACAACAAGAACAACAAAGAGAGAAACTCCAAAAACTTATACTGTAAAGGCAGGAGATACACTCTTAAAAATAG